GAAGGAACTTCAACAGTATTTCTTTCAAAATAGGGATACTGTTCAAAGGCAGTATGATCCTAATCAAGCTAAGGTTTGGACTGATAGTTACTCTTTACAAGATCTCTACCGTAATGCTATGGATAAGGGTTTATACTCTGAACAGAAGATGCAAACCATGCCTAATAATTATCAAGACCAAACTGACATGACTTTGCGTAGGTTAATGGAACAGCAACAAAAAAGAATCAAGATGTAAAAAAGCCCCTGACTCGAAAGAGAAAGGGGCTTTTACTTTTAGTGCTTAGTTTTATCTACATTATGTTTAAATACCAGAGCAACTTCCCAGTCAGGTTCTTCGTCGAAGTCTGTTACAAAAGCAACTCCATCTTTACCTTCAGGATGATCTTTGAGTTCACGAATAGTTTCTAGTAGTAGTGCTTTGAATTCTTCGTTCAAGTGTGTTCCTTTAAATATACAATCGCTTGTTTTAGATTTTCTAGATTATCTTTAAAGTGCCCAAGACCTCTATTACAATTATTACAAAGTAATCCTCTAACTTTTCCAGTATTGTGATTGTGGTCTACTGCTAAAGATCTGGTACAGATATTACCACATATAGCGCAAACATTATTTTGAGAATTTAACAGTACTTGGTATTCATCTAAAGTTAATTTAAATTTCTTCTTTAAATTATACTCTTTAGAATATTGTAAATTAGATTCTTTATTCAACTCATAGTTTCGTCTGCGATTCTCTTTTGCACGTTCTGGATTGGCTTCTCTCCAAGCCTTACTTTTAGCTGCAAATTTTTCTTTGTTTGCTTGATATACTTCTGGATTATACCCCACAACTTCCACCTTTTCCACCGATCTCACAAATATCATTCTCTGCGAATGTGTATCCCTTATGTTTAAGGGCTTCCTCATATGGAACGGAGGTAAGTGGTTGTCCGCCACGAGAACCGTCTGGATAGGCCGTAAACCCACGCAAACGTGGAGCATACTTACTTAGAATTTCTGCAAACTCAGTTACACGAGATTCATTATTAAGTTTACTACCCCATGCGGGAAGATTAATGGTAGAACTGATGCTCATGTCCACATAATCCTGAATAGAAGCTTGAAATGAGATACGTTTCTCAAAGTTTTCACTTAGAGATTGAGCAGTTTCAATGGTTGTTGGATCTATTCCATACTCTTTAATCAATTGATCTGCTGTGGTATCAACTACATATTCATACTTCCACTTAGTACCCTCAGTTAAATACCTACGTTTATAAGCAACAGCATACAAAGGCTCGATTCCAGTAGTAGTACCTGCTAAAATTCCTATACTTCCTGTTGGAGCGATGGCACGGTAAGCAACTGGCTTGGAAATAAATAGTCGCTCACAATGTTCATTAGCGGATCGTTCGGATTCATCTTTATATACCTTTAACCATTCATGTAATTCAGGAGTTACTTCGTATCCCTGTTGACGTTGTAGGAGCCAAGCATGGATACCCATAAGACCCAAACCTAATCGTCGATTCTTTTCTCTAACTTTATATACCTTGTCATATGGAAGGTCTGCTCTGAGAGTCCCACATACAAGGAATTTGGAGCCGAGAGCAACGACATTTTTGAACTCTTCCAGATCTTTAATATTACTGATGTTGATAGAGCCAAGATTACATACGTCGCTATCATCTTCTGACGTAACTTCCGTACATGCGTTACGAAGAGTTTCATTTTGTTTATCACCAAAGTTAAAGCTAAAGCCAGGTTCACCTGTCATCATCGCTTGACGACAATTCTCTACAAAGGTGTTGAGCTTTGCACGATCTGCATTATACAACCACTTGTCATCGTAGTTAACAGAGATGTTGGTCATGTCAAGAGGTGCTGCTGCATTGAAGTCTTTATTCTTCATTGCTTTGATTTCTTCAGACCAGTTCTTAGCCTTTAGAAATTGTGGAATATCCTCATGTAGCCAATTGAGACTGGCGTAAATCGCTGATCGTCTTGAGCCACCTTGCATCACCCCTCGGCCAACTTCGTTTAACATCTGCATCAGTGGAATTGGACCGCTGGACAATCCACCAGTACGAGTCAGCGGCTTCCCTTCTGGACGTAGAATAGAATAGTCTACACCAATGCCACCCCCAGTCATTAGACAACTCACTGCTCGTTGTGTTAGGTTTGCCCATTCTTCTCGTGTATCCTCTTCAGCTCTTAGTAGAAAACAATTGCTAAAATAAGAATTACCACGACCGGCATACCACAAATAGCGACCTCCGGGTACAAATTTAAACTCTTTAATATATTGTGTAAGTTGCGCACGATCTTCATCTCCCATAAGTGCACGATCTTTTCCCCAACGTGTACCACACACATCCTCTACTAAACGTTCTGCAAGTGCATCCCATGTGTCGTTTGGACCTTGTGCATACTTATTACGGAAAATGTTCTCACTGAAGCTGTTCTTGAAACGGTTAATTTGCATTAAGTAAATCCTTGAGTTCTTGTTGTTGTTCTTTTTTGCGAAGGTCATCTAGATAAACAGTCTTGTATTTACGACAATCATGCTTCTCTTTTTTAATGGGATTTGTTGGAGCTTTCTTACCTGTCCAACTCTTCTGTATCTTCACCATAGTAATCCCTAACACGTTGTTGCCTGTCATAGATAATGCCCTCTAAGGCATCTACAAGCTCGTCAGATGAGACATCTACAATCTCTAGTACTGTGACCTCATCTTCTTTTTTTAATTGCTGTAGAAGGTCGTCGAAAGTTTGCATATTATTTCTTATAGTTGGTTAGAATCCAAGTCTCTCGAATATAAATTGCTTGTTCAAGAGAATCAAATCTACCTAAAGCAGTTGTTTTATTATTACGTCGCACTTGAGTAAACCACTTACATCTTTTAGAATCCCAATGAATTCCAACATGACCTGATTTATTTGTGTTATATTGTTTAGGAAGATCTCGATTTTCTCCTTGCTGTTTGGGAGTAGCCCAACGACAGTTCTCTTTGTAGTATCCTTTGGAATTGTCAATGCGATCTAGAGTGTGACCAATGGGTCTTTCTCCCATATCAGACAAGAAATTTACAAATTCTTTCCAAGAGTCACAAACAGTAATGTGTTTATCTGAATATTTCCAATATCCTTCACCTCGACAACGACGATGCATACAAATCCATGTGTTGTATGTAGAAGTTTTATACATACCATGTTTCATTATTTGTTCCTAATTTGAGCTGTTAGTCTGGATCCAAAGAGAAATCCAAATGCGATATTTGCGGCTTCAAGAGCCATTGCCTTAACAGCAAAATCGATATTGGGGACAAAAGCAAGACCAACACCGCCAAAGATAACAGTAAAGGCTGCGATATAACGAGAGCTGCCACGAAGATCAACCACCCACTGACTAGGAGTGCCACCGGGATTGTCCAAAGCAGCAACAGCCGCCATCCGTTTAATGTCTTGTTCCTCAAGTTGAATCTGCTCCGCTACTGTCGTAGGTTTAATACCGCCCGTTAGGGCGGTAATACCTTGTTTGATTCCTTCTACTCCAACAGGGATAAGTGCTGAGAGAAGTGTAGTAAGTAGTACACTCATTTAGGAGTTTCCTTACACTTAGGACATTTAATTTTTTCTTTATTTGGTTTAGTATAAGAAGCAAACCAATCATTATAACCACAATTAGAGCAAGTATGATAATACTCTCCATTGTGACCACCACCCAGATTATCATAAACCCACTGCATATTATGGCATCCAATTAAATAAGCCGGGAGCATGTCCAGACAGAATGTTATTGATCTCCTTTGCTACATCGCGGATTTCCCATTGTGCATGTTTATCGGCACGTAGTTTAATGAAATCCAACCATGCTTGAAAATTACCAGTTACCACCAACTCCGTAGTGCCTCCATTCGGGAGGACAAACCTTGCATCTTCTTTCTTAACACCTGCTGCAATGAGCTTGTTGTATGTATCCAACGAAGCTTTGTATGAAGCAGTAATAATAGAAGAAAGATCTGGATCTTTTGTAGGAACGACAAAGGGTGTTTCTGATTCATTACAATACCTCTGCGATCGTTGTAGAAAGTCTAGGTGCTTCGATCTAACAAATTGGTGACTACATGTTCTGCTGATTCTGCTGACATGAAATGTTGCGAAAGCAAATCGAAGAGTTGCAAGATGGCCCTTATCTTTGCAAGAGATAGCGCGCTTAGTGCAAGCTGCTGTTTCAAGATTGGAGTTATAGCAGATGCCTGCAAAGCGTCCGATAAGTTCAAGTGAATTTGGTGTGACATATTCAAGCTTAACGTTCATCGCCAGATCCAGTAAGAACATCACGTGATTTGCGCGACTCTAACTTTGAATAGTTAATGGTAAGAACATCTTCTAGTTCATATCCAAGAGCTTCTGCCATGCGCGCTACGTACCAACACACATCACCAAGTTCATAAATAATACCACCAATATCTAAAGCTTTACCATCACGTAGATGTTTCTTAACCTTGTCTGCTACTTCGCCAGCTTCACCATTAAGACCTAGTGCAAGGTAGGTGAGTTCTGCATCTTCCCCAGTGCCTGCCTTTGGATATATTGCGGTCGATAAAGTCCAGTCTTGGTAGGTATTAGCCTGCATTTTTTAATTCCTCATGTTTAATAAGAGCTTCTAGATAAACTTTGGCTTTATCTAAATCTTTAAGACCATCTTTTTCTCGCCAACGAAAAACGTACTTCATAATGTTGGCCTCAGCAAATGGAACCTGCTTGTCAATTAACAGGTCCATCAAGCGAGTATCACCGTAATGTGTCGGACTTTGCATAATGTTCTTTCAAATATTTTAGTGAGACAAAGTGTTCATCAAAGGAACCATTCTGTACATCATACGCCATGAGAATTCCACGGAAATGATTGTTACCTTGTGGTCCTAGATAGTCTTCATCATGCTCATAGCAAGAACCAGCAATGATGCAAGTAATAGTAGAACCATCAGGCCGTTTGCCATAGGCCACTTGTTTACCTTGCTGATGACCAGCAATACAAGACATGTGCAATTTGCTAACCATAGCGGAAGCTGTTGTGGCAGCTCTTCCCATAACCCCGGTAGGAAAATAATGGCTATAAGCAATACCGTTGATAAAGACCGGCTTAAGAAAGTCATGTACTTCCCAGTCATCATATGGAAGATCTTTGTAACTAATGAGCCCTTCCAACTTCGGATCATCATTGATAGCCCTAGCAATACGGTTCTCATGGTTGCCTAAAAGCATTACCTTTCGTGGATGATATTGTTTTTTCTTTTGCAGTTTTGCATTAGCATTATAAGAATACAATGGATCAAGAAGACAATGCATAGCTTTCTTAGCTGCTTCAATGTCCTTTGTATATCGTCTACCTTCAAATGATTTCTTTCCTATATCATAGCTAGACAGACTTGGCATATCAGCGAAGTCTCCTAGATGAATGACAACTTCAGGTTGTACTTCTATAATGTACTGACCAATTCGTGTTAGATATTCAAAGTCTTGTTCATCTTTGCACTGTGTATCAGGAATTATAAGATGACTAATCATACATAACTCGCTTCAAGGAGATGATCGCCTTCATTGTGAATGAACCATTCAGCTTCTTTTTTATCTTTAAATTGTTTAATTGTAATTTGTCCATCAGAGTATCGTAATTTTACGGTAATCATTGTAACATCTCCGGTGCATTGTGAAAATTGCATGTGTCTTTCGCAGACAATAATCGAAATGGAAACATATCTTTATCAATTAAGAACATCAAAGACAACCTCTGCAAATAGTCGAGGTCATCCTGTGATGTACTAAGATAAACTTCGTAGATTCCATCCTCAGTTTCTAATGAGTGTTTGAGATCCACTACAAACTCGTTTCCCAAGCTCTGCGGAGAGTACAAGCAACATCAAAATCTTTTGTATAGCCTAAATAAAATTTAATTTTATTGCGAACGCCTGTTACTAGAAAACCATTTGCATGTTTTTGTACTCCTTTAACACCAGTAGTATTATCTTTACGAATACATCTATTAATATTTTGTTCACTATAAGTAGTCCAACGACAATTATCTTTAGTATAATTGCCGTCATTGTCTATTCGATCTAGTGTTTGTCCAATCGGACATTCACCCATATCTAAATAGAAATTTTCAAAATATTCCCAAGAAGGATTGTAAGTAATACCTCTACCACCGTGACGTGGAAAATTATCTTTTTGATTACAACGTTTCTTTAAATTACTCCACACTTGATAGGTTTTAGTATTACTTTTTGTCATTTGTTTCTCCTATCCATTGTGTAATGGTGTCAATATCTTTAATACTACAAAAGGTAAATCCATGTTTGGTTGCCCAAGTTCCATGCGAATATTTTGTCCCTCCACATAGTTTATTAACGTTGTCGAAGACAAACCGCAGATCAATGTCAGGATACTGTTGCTTTAGAAAAACGTATTTAGATCTTTCTTGATGGTCCGAAAGGTATCCTTTAGTTTCGATAAGGACTCCGTTAAGTAGCGTCCAATCGACTGTGTATTTGTGCTTGCTTTCTGGCACAATGTACGGGATAACGGTAACTTCATAATCGTACTCGGCTTTATTGGCAATTAATATATCCTCAAATCTTAATTCTAATTTACTTCGACGTTGGCGCTCACTCATGGGTCAACCAATGTTTAAATTTAAACATCTTTCGTATCCACCAATTAGCCCATTTACTTTTATATATACGAATTTCAGATACTGTACCCATTATATATTCACCAAATCTAATCTAGAAGGCTTGTCTGCATATCGTCCATTGAAGGACCACTGACAAGGCCACCACACATCACTATCTTCGTCGTAATAAGCTCCGTTTATGTAATCTTCGTAGAAGATTTCATAGATTCTAACATCAGATCCAGCTCTTGTTGCAACGCTGATGGTATAATTAATTGGGTGTCCGTTCGATTTGCCCATGTTACTCCTTGTTCACGACATAACCACATACACATAAGGTTAACCGCGAGTTGATGTTTATCTTGATACATATCATAGACTGTATCAAACATTTCTTGTTCTTCGTAACAACCTTCTAGATACTTGGCTGCTTTCTTTGGACCAATACCATTAAGACCAAATAGATTATCTGTTTTATCTCCAATCAATACTTGTTGATAGAAGGTAGACAACCCATTTGTAATATTAACATCATCCCATTCCTCTTTGACAAAATTATAGTGCAAGCCAGCAACTTGCTTAAGATCTTTGTCAATAGAACAGATGACTGTTCCTTCGTGTTGATTAAATCCTTCTCCTTCATATTCTGCTTGTGTCTGGCTCCAAGCAAGTGCATCGTCAGCCTCATACCCATCGAAAAGTTCAGCATTCCAATTGTTCATCAGATATTGCTTACAAGCTTTGCGATGAACAGGATCTACTGTGTCTCGACGATTAGCTTTATATTCTGGATAGATAAGATAACGAAAGTTCTTGGAAGGAGAAAGGAAACAACGGTACTTATCTGCTTGAGTTGAATGAATGATTGTTTGCATCAGTTGTTCTGTACGCAAAATTGCAATCTCTTCTTCAGCCTCACAGACACGTACCTTATCTACTGTGCGCTCACAACTAGCAGCACACCTATACGCTACAATGTCCCCATCGATGGTGGCTATCATCTAAACTTTCATCTTAGAAGAATATTGTCCTTGACCTGTTACTTTAAATGCTGTACTAGATGTAATCCGTATTGTCTCTGAAGATCCACAAAAGGGACACGCTTGTGGCGTGCCTTCTGTAGTTACAAACTTCTCAAAGATATGATCACAATCTGTACATTGATAATCATGTACCTTAATCATTACATTGGCACGTCGTCATCAGGATCAAAGGTAGGAAGATCCGCGAGTTTTGGTGGTGGTGTATCAATACCAAAGACAAACGCTTCATAGAAAGATGCTGTAGCAACAACCTCTTCTTTAGTTGGATTCTTTTTATCAGTTTTTAGTGTATCAATAGCGGCTGAGATAGAAGACTGACGAACAATGTAAACTTGCTTCTTGGCACGTTCTTCAGGAGTCTCATAGGTAGACTTAGGTGAAGTGAAGTTCGTCGATCCTGTGGCCTTTGTGACAGCCTCAGGGCTACCACCAGTGTCTGTACTAACCCCATTTGCGATACTCGCTTCAATCCAGTCCCAATAACCCTTATCATTCTTCTGCATTTCAATGGTGTAAACTTCACCTTTCTTTGCATCGACCAAAGTTTTGTAGACAATTGGATTGGTAAAGGACATTAGTTTCTTAGACGAAGTCTGGCCCTTTGCGAGATCCTTGAAAGTGATCTCTGCCATTTTATACTTACCTTTGTCTTCGACATTTGCATCAATGAATTGAATTTGAATTTTCATTTATATCTTTCTTTATAATTATATTAATTAATAACTACTATAGTATTATTATACCATACTTTGTAAGTATGTCAATACTAATCTTCTAAATCTTTTAGATTTGGTCCTGTCTGAACTTCACCAATCATGGGAAGGGTCCATTCAATACCAAATGCTCGGTTGATGTTCTTAGGAAGATCCTTGAACACATCTACCATGAGTTCCTTAACGATCTCAACCTCGTCTTCAGGGGAGTCGGATGTAAGAGAATCATGAATAGTGCTAATAAGTAAGCTACGCAGCTTATACTTAGAAAAACGGGCAGCAAGACTAACCCGAGCAACAGCCATAACGTCTGCCCCGAGACTCTGGTTAGGATAGTTCGTAATTTCATATTCAGAAAATTCTCCGCGTTTATTTTTCTTGAATGTGAATTCTCTACCAACAGGTGAACGTAACTTTCCAGTTGAATTCACCTGTTGTAGATATTTCATGTGTGTCTTGTACAATCCATAATACTTTGAATAATACTGGTCAATAACATCTTGCCAATATTGCTGCTTGTTGCTTACGGCCGCAAAATCTGGATCATGACAATAAGCAAAGGCTGGTCCACGATAAATCCAACGAAATAGAAATACCTTCGCAATCAAGCGTGACGGTAGATTGAACTTCGTTTGATTGTCAAGGTGAATATCAAACTTACTAGGATCATTTACAACATTGTGCCATTCTTCGATTCCATTTTTGTCTTGACTCAAGTGCAAATATGTGCACCATTCGAGGCTTTTTGCATCGACGTTTACTAACATTAGAACCTACTCTCGCACAGGCGCTTCCCAATTGGAGGAATGTTTTGACCATTAGGATTTGATGATGCAATCCGTCCCGTAACCGCAACACATTGGTTATACGAGGGATGTAAGTAGTCACCCCAACCCATAGTCTGCATCTTCTTGGGAAGTCCTAGAAGATACGTTCCATTCTGCTTCTCTAGTTTACTACGCTCAAGAATTAACTCAATAAGTTTCTTAGCAAGTTTGCTTGGTTTTAGAGATCGCAGTACATCTTCCGCTACTGAGTGGTTTTCTTTCTTCTCTCCAAATTGATATTCTGTTAAGGGGGAGACGAGCTGTGGGAATTCCGTTGCTGATTCCACATTTTTGTATTTGACTTGACCTGCTCTAGCACCAGTTTTAAAATGTCCGATTGGCATTTGATGTTCGCGGATAATGTTGCCGCCATAAAGGATAGTAGATTTTTCATTGTTTGAGTTCCAGTTAATTTCAAAATCAACAATATTGTTGAGTTGTGTTTCAAGGTCAGTAATGCGAATTTCGTTTTCTTCAGCGATTTCTAATGACCGACCCTTATTATATTTCAATCCATTCCACTCCATCTCTAAAAGTACCGGCAGATCATGCATGTGTAACTTAAAGAGTTTCAACATATGTGGATATTTGTTGACGAAATCTTCTTGTTGGGATAAGAAAAGTTCGTGGGTAATTTCTACATCATTAATACAATATTCTTCAAGTTCATCTGGGGGAATATCTAGTGTGTCAATCCCTTGTGACCAATACTGTTCACTGATGTAATCTTGTTTGGGTGATAATCCTCTGTTGAGACAAGCGGTTCGTAGATCAGGGAACTTCCATGTTTGATTACTAAATATAAACTCAGCGTATTGACAATCGTAGATACGAGTCCCGAAAGGAGGGACATACCCAAACTCACGTCGAAGCCAAGACAGATCGAACTTGCCGTTAAAAAAGACCAGCAACCTACCCATAGATAAGATTTCATTTATATGGCCAACGTCCCATGGCTTTTTGAAAGAGTATGTAGTCGTTGAATTCTCTGAAATAGCCTTTATTACCAATAGGCATAGTTGGTTCCTTGGATCATGTACATTCCCTTTGTTGTGTGTAGTTGTCTCTGTGTCAATTACGAGGATCATTTAGCAGCAACATGATTGAGACAAGTCATTGGATACAAACTCGAAAAGTTCATAGTCAATTAACTCGGGACAATCAATAACCTTTCCTGCAGTGCGTAGATAAGCTAGAACAGCACGTTCAGCCTCTGCTTCGTCTTTTGCAAGGATTGAGATGTTGATTGGAATATCAAATTTCTGGGTCATTTTGTTTCTCCATAACAGTTGAATATGCTTTTGTTTTATGGTCATCTTCCATACGACCATCTGCTACTTGTAGAAATCTTTGTCTGTCAAAGAACATATCTTCTTTTTCTAGATAGGCGGCAATCGCCCATGCAATTTTATCTCGTTCGTCATGTCTAAGATTACAATTGCGAATGACCTTAGCAAAATCCATCATGTTTTTACGTGAGAATGCCTTAACTTTGTGATGCTTAACTATCTCCATTAGAACTCCATATCTTTGTATCGTGCTATTAACGGCTGGATGAGTACATCTGCCTTGCCATGACGCATCTCCGGCTCAGTATCGGCATCCCCGGACAGTTTATTCTTTGAGAAGTGAAAGTGTCTGACATATTCAAGGGCTGTGTCATGTGTCTTTCCGATCCCAAGAATCCAATCTGCTTCTGCTTGTTTAGCGGTTTTTGCATTTGCTACATTCTCCATTGTTAACCATCGTTTACCTTCTCCTGACGCATCAGCTTGACATACTCCAATAACAGGACAGTGTGTTTTTGCAAGTTCTCTAGACCAAATATAAATTGCCCCAAGTCGGAGGTCTTCGCGGTCGTCAGTGAATCCTTTGATTTTGTCAATTTGATCAAATACAACAAGGGCTGGCTTAAGCTCCTTGCAAAGTTGTTCAACCTGTCTTCGATGGATGTTGGCGGAATCGAAGATTTTAATGTGTTGTCCACCGAGACTGTCAAAGGTAGTTTGATGTTGATTAATGTTGGAGAACAACTCTGCTTGAGAGATTCCAAGGCTTGCTTGTATACATCTAAGCATAACTTTGCTTCCTTGCTCTTCGTTGTTGAACCAGAGGATTGGACCACTTTCTGCTGTAAGCTGTCCCGCAAAGTGAGTAATCTCTGATGCAAGAAAGGTAGTTTTACCTGATTCCGGTCTAGCAAAGATGAAACCGAAATCTCCTTTTCGCAAAGAGCCAAGCATTCTGTTAAGAGTTGTAAGTCGCCAACGGAGTCCAGTTGTTTTGACGGCATCGTTGTAAAGTTCATTTAAATCTCCAGAAACAAATTCAACTTGTTCTATTTCACGTTTTTGTTCAAAGGCATCGAAGGTACTGAAAATCTTGTCTACTGATGACCGTCCTTCACTCACATCCAACGAAACTAACGCGAGGTCATAGGCGAGTTTTTTATTGCGTAGGGTAGTGAGGACATCACCTATAAGCTGTTCGTCGATTGTAGCGCTTTGTAGAGTGCTTAGAAGGGATTCTATTACCTCACGATCCTTGTCATTTACCTTCGATAGACAATACATAGAGAACTCTTCGAAGGAAAGATCCTTTTTATAGACAGAGTGCATATCTCTAAGACAAGTATACAAAAAGATCAGTTCTTTGTTTTCATTGTTAGTATCTATATAAGTTATGTATTTGTTATACATATTAATATTTAATAGATATTTAATTATATTTATATAGTCTTTAATAGTCTTTATCCTTTATATTAATATATATTTATTATATACTACTTTCCCATACTTGTCAAGAGCTGTTGTGCTTTATCTCTAATCCAATTGTCTTTCGGTAAGTGCATACCTGTCGAACCATCCCAATCTATGAATTCTTTGTCATAGAATCCAATAGGTTCAGGGAAAAGATCTTGTAGATACTGCAGTTCATTTGCCCATTGTTGCCACTGATCATCAGACACAACAGATGTGTCTAGATGATAATATAGATAAGAATGAATCAACATCTGACTACGACGTTGCTTGATTTTCTCTGAGGATGTTTGCAATGGACTCATGATCGTGTTCCTTAGGGTCTTTATCTGAGAAGATTACATGAGCAGGTAGTCCTAATAGATTGCTCAGTTTAGCCATTTTAACGCTCTTGGTTCGCATATCCGGGTCTAACCAATACCATACCTCATCTACTACTGTTTTAAGTCGTAGTATTTGTTTTGCCGACACCGAGGACCCAAAGATAGGAATCGCACCTCGTTGCCGTGAAACCTTGATCGCAGATACAATATCTTCAACCAATATAGCTTTCCGTTTTGTAACCTGCACTGGATGGATGATCTCATGGATCTTACCCTGTGAGAACCATTTGGCCTTCGTCTTGTCTGTACCAACATATCGTCCTTGCCATGCTAGAAGTTCAGTTTCATTGAAGTAAGGGAAGATGATACGAGACCATTTCTCTGACCACATAACATGATTACGATTAAGATCTAACCGTGCCAGTTGATATTGTTCAAGCCATGCTCTTGCTTCAAATGGTAGCTCCGTAGTAACGTCTGCAGGTAGAACAATTCTTTGCGATTGCGGAGGATCATGTCTTGTAAATGATTTACGGCCTGTAGTGTAACCACACCTATAACAATAACAATGCAGATCACTATAAACAGCCAAATTATCGCCGGACTTGTCATTACCTAATCTCCTACACTCTGGACAGGCTTCTTTGCGAATAACATGTGAGTCACTTGTTATCATCCTTCTTACCTTCCGGTTTATATACTTGATGCCAAGTATCCCAATAGTCCTTACCATATGTGACAATACTTGTCAATGGACTAAAGAGCTTATCAACAAACTTGCGAATCCTGCGAGGTTGTTGGATTGATGGGCGTAGCCATGGGTTCATAGTGTATCATCCACGGTAAGGTTGTCTAGATCAAACCAATCTTCAAACACATCACCCTCTTCGATACAGACAGAGCAAAGTTCTGTGTATTGTTGTGTAGATGGATCGACCATCTTCATTTCCCATTCTTCAAGGATTGAGTCGCAAGACTTGCATCTTCCTGACATTAAGCTGCCTCTTTGATGAAGGCAGTTTTATACTTACCAAGGAAGGCTTTCTTTAGACCGTTTGTTAGTGCGTATAGAACATTTTCTGATTTCTTTTTTGGTTTGTGTTGAAGGAGTGCTATAAGACCTGAATATCCATGTACATCATAAGGTAGTCGCACTTCTTCAGTTCCATCAACATATTTAGATGGAATCTCAGCGATTACCGTGCAATTTTCCAAGATAGAATTGAATACAGGTACAGTTAGACGATTGATGTAGTCAATCTCACTTGGAGTTTGTTCTTTGATCTTAATATTTAATAGAGAAGTTTTAGTGTAGGCTGTAATATTCAATGCAGCCAATTTGACCAAGAGTGTGTAGATATTTGTTAGTAGACATTTCTGAACCCATAGTTTACTTGCAATAAGAATAACTTCTTGTGCACTAATGTCATGGACAACTGTATGGTCAATATCATTCGCAGATTCCACAGAATGTATCCATTGTAGATTGTTCATGAATACTTGCTTTTGTTCAAGAGACATGAACTTCACAGCGATTCGTGTAGCACTTAGATCTAGTGGAAATTCATCTGGTTTGTAATCGAATCCATATGTCTGTACAAATTCATATTCAGGATGGTGATTTTTCATGAGAAGTTCATTGAAATACTCACGACATTTTACCCATGAATGAACCATTTGAAAATCATTCATATGAGGATTGACAAAGGCAAATTTCATATCATTTGCTTGAAAGGCTTCACCTAGGCCCATGCGGTGTGGATATGGTAGTAGTTTCATGCTGTTAGACTTTCAATAATTTTATTGGTGTATTTCTTACAGGTAGTGCCTTCAATGCCTGGTGCAGTGTTTACTTCTAGAACATAACATTTATTTTCATGTTCATTCCAGATAATATCTACAGCACCTGAATATAGACCAAGAGCAGCACAGGCATCCAAGGCAAGCTGATTAATACCTTCAGGTTTGGTGATCCCTTCACGCGCATAGATCCACCCATTAGAGTGATTGCGGATTTGGTTGTCGCGGTTTTCATGACCGACCTTTCTCTTTTTCTGAGCAATGTCGATAACTTCTTGTTGGAAAACGTGGACACGATATTCATGTTTCTTTTTCTTGTATTGGACATATAGTTTCGCATGTGGAACATCTCCACTGAATTTTTCATATTCATCATCCTGTTTATTAAAAAGGATAATTCCCTTACCACTGTGAGAACATAATAATGTGCGAACAACAAAAGGAATGTTTGCGAAGTACCAACTAAGTGCTATTTGTCGATCTGTTGTCCATTCTGGCACTGACACGTTATGTTCAGCGAATTTTCTAAAGGAAAAAAGCTTGTTGCTTGCGAGTTTCTTTACTGCTTCCTGTGCTTGATCTGTATGCTGACTTGGTGCAGTAGGACCCCAAGCCACAATGCGATCAGACACCCTACGACGATACCTAACACTGGTACGGCGTATACGGAGAACACGGCGTTCATCTTGGTCTTCCTTAAGTTGTGTTTGTAGATTCTTCAGCGACCGGCTACCTATCTTGTAACCAATGAGGATGATACGCTTCTGTTTCACATTAGTTCCTTTGGAATTTTTACTTCATCACCGAATTTACTAGCAACATAGCAGCGCATGGCTGCGATTAAGGGCGTGGGACCATAACCAATTCTTCGTACTCTGTCTTCACCGTCAATTGGGTTAATTGAGTGTCGTTCGATAGCCACCCACCTGTTTTTCTTATGATCATGATCGTTGGAAATCTTCTCCCGTTCAATGATCGGGCCACCTTGTGACCAGCTACTTGTTGGTAGGTACTCATAAGCAGTGGGCTTCATGTTCTGCCCGAGCATCACGAAGTTCTTTGCTCCTGTGAAGGGGGCTAGAACAAGAGGAATGCCTTCGCACTTCGCCACAGCCCAATCAAGGGCTGGGCCAATTAGTTCTGATGTTTTCATTTAGCAATACCCATGATGATAAGGATGACCAGTACAACATTGGTCACAGGTGATGAATTGAATTTCGCCTCTTGTATTCATACTAACAACTGAATTAGTAATGTCGTGTTTAGTTTCTAGTACTGTACCACATGAATAACATGCACCACCCGCTTCTTCAATCATACCTTTGGAGACACGTTTGTGGTTAGCAGTTGTCCATGTTTGTTCAATACCACAATGTTTTAGGTAGAGTTGTACAAGTCCTGCTTTAGAGGAGATTGTCATGATCTGACCTGTTAGCCATTCAGCATCTGTTAGTTCATCAATCTGTTCTTTAGACCAGATATTATTATCTAGAAAGATTGTAATGGGTGTACGATAACCATCCGTTGTTTCTCCTTCAAGTTTAGTTGATGCTTCACGTGGTTCCCAATTGAGTAATCTCCATGCAATTGTTTGGTTACTTGAATATGTTTCAATGTTTGCTGCAAGTGTGTGTGGAGAGAGCTTAGTGTTTCGTTCCGAGGAGTAAGCTAACGCAAGATGCCCAAAGCCTGTAGACATCTGGTGAGCCCGTGATTGGTGGCTTTGGTGCTTGTTCTTCACGGGTTCTGCTTTTTTTGGCTTTGATTCTGCCTCTAATTTGCGTGTTTCTAGGCTAAACTTAAAAACTTTGTCCGTTGGAACATTTTGAATTGTGTATTTACTGAGATCATTTCGATCTAGAATCCAATCTAACATCTTAGCTTCTGATGCTAGATAGACGCGATCATTGGTTTCCACGAGATGGAGAGGGCGTTCGGCATTACGTGTGAAGTAGAGCATCTTCTCTGCTGCGTTGTACCAGATAAGAGCATACGCACCTTCAATGTTCTTAAGTAGGGATTTATATCCGAACTCATTAATGTGTGCAGCTACTGCATTGGAATCAACTACACGATTTGCGAGTTTGTAATGGTTCTGCAACGTACCATTGTGGACAAGACAGATGTTCCCTTCGATGAAAGGATGAGCAGTTTCTGAGGTTACACCACCCATTGTAGCTTTGCGGTTATGACCGACCACAATATGATAGTCCTGTACGAAATCATTAAAGAAGGTATTAGCTTCTTTCTTATTGATAAAGAAAGATGCAGCACTGGCATCTTTAATCATTTTGAGATTACCATGTTTGTTTACAGCGAATGATCCTGTACTATCCATACCTCGGAACATATCCGAGATGAGCATTTGTAGAAAGATGGTCTTATCTTTATAGAGAAAACCTACTGTTGGTTGCTTACTTAGAACTGCTACGAGGCCACACATAATTATCCCTTTGTGCTAATTTCGCGTGCTGTCATCCAATATGGAGAAGCATCACTTTTCTTTAGAGTGTCAATATATAGATTACCGAAAAGCTCACGCTTAATGTTACTGACACATTCTTCGAAGTCTTTCTTGTGGCTGAGAAGACGACGACCCTTGGCGAATACCTGTGAGTACATAGACAAGTAGCTACTAGTAGTATTCATTTCCTTGATGGCAGCTAACAGATTGTCCTTGGAAATTTCACATGCAAATTTGCGTAGACAAAGGATGTCATTGATCCATTCAAGAACTTCTTGTTGATTGTTCGTGCCGTATAGATGGCGAAATTCGATAGTACCGTATCCTTGAGTGACGTTGTTAGCAAAGAGGGGTAGTAGATTAAGACCACAATATTTCTGCCAGTTGGGGCTCATACCATAGATTACCTCATTGATAGTTGTCATCTGATTAGTGCGGAACAAAGGAACACAGAAGATACTATTCATACGACGAGTACCGGCTACTTGGTAGAAATGTTTCTCGAAAATCGCATAGAGAAGAATGAAGTTAAAGATCTGATCTTGTGTAAGATCCCTGCAATTAACATGGATGTGTATGCTAGTGCGATTGCTAAAGTCAGGTTCGTTTTGTGCATTCATCTGTGTATATACATGGTCTAATGCAAGTTGAACTTGTTTGATTTGTAGTGGAACAGAGACAAGTTCAATACCATGATTACGCAAAGATCCATCATTCTTAATGTCCCAATATGCCTCGAGATGCACACCTTTCTTCATATTCTCTACTTCAATTTCAATACCTACCATACCTTGCGTTGATGCCCAATCAAAAGGCTTGTCAATCTTGTGAGCCTTTTCATAAGCAATGCTGTCCGCTTTGCGAAGAGTCATTGCTTTGTATTTATATAGTTCCTGTAATGGTTTGGTTGAATTTTCTGTTGACATAAGCACAGGTTTCTTGGCACGCAAAGATGCTGAACTAGACAAAGCTGCAAATAAATTATCGTCAATAGGATTATTTACTTGCATTGTGGCTGCTTCATCAAAGAACACTTCCACAGCATTTGGTGTTATCGTAGCATCATTAGGTACTTGCCAAGAGATTGTTGATGGATGAGGTGTGGGTGGAAGAAGATAGTGAACTAGCATAGGCAGTGGTGCATTTGTGCCTCCGTCAGTTTCACTTGAAAATGTTTGCATGAAATAATCAGTAGAACATCCCAATACTTGAGCCATATGTTCTACACGTGTCCATGAAATTACACGCGGTGTACCACTGTGATTAACTATAGGCATGTTAGAACTCGATTCGATATGGTTTGAAGAGAGTTGCATTATCAAGAACTTCTTGAGTAAACAACTTATGTTCGATCTTGAACATGTCTTTGTGGAAATATCCGATACATTTATTACAGTACCAAAGGTAGAAATGATCTTTCTTTGTTGTGAAGGACAAGCTAATCATAAACTTATCGTTCAGTGCAATACTGATTACTTGCTTTGTTTCTAATTGCTGTATGGCTTCTTCTGCACATGAGGGATACTTAGGGTATAGAGCATCACGTAAAGTGCTGAGATTCCACGGTGAACTTTCGCCTGACCATAGTGCACGAATTGGTGAGTAAATTCGCACATTGTCCTTGCAAATCCCACGTCGATATTGTCGATTTGGTAAGCGAGTAAACTCGAGAGCCAGTTTGTCTGTGTTGAACAAACGACGTTCAGGAAAGATACACACAATACGATAGTCAGTTTCATGGCGTACTTTGATGTCAACACCAAGTTCATCTTTGAAATAGTGTAGACCATCTGCGAAACCCTTGTATGTTACGAGAATTTCAGAGCCATTTGGCTTGATTAAGACAAGATGAGTATTTTCATACTTCTTCTTCATCTCATCAATCGCCATTTCCCGATTAAAGGAATCTGTTAGTTCATTCCAAATGTCCATTGTTACACCGCATAAAGTTGATGAAGTTGATTGTATGCGTCTTTATTATTGTTGTTGATGCATTCTTTGATTAGATCTCCATGACCGACCGGGATTTCTTTACCGGAATGGACGAAGTCTAATGCACGTTGTGTTCCAGTGTATGCCCAGTTAATCATCTTGTCACTGAAGATCCAGAAGTTGCTTAGTGTGCGATATTCAGCACCATACGGCTTTGGACGAAAAGCGCCCGCTTTGCCATACAATTGACGACGAAGAGTGCCTTCATCAAGAACAACTGATGGAACACCTAGAAAAAGATCCATAGCGCGAATGACATTAACTGGATCTGCAATAGCGAGTGGTGATCCAATATGAATATGACCACCGGCAGAACGAAGATTCTTGTCTGCTGCTTGAGGTTTTGGGTTTTCTTCCATTGTCCACGCATTGAAGTCTGGATCACATCCAAAGACCCATGCTTGTTCACAGTTGAGTTCCTCTTGTGGAAAACTTACGGCTGATGATTGATCATAGTATAGATTCTTTGGAAGAATATCTTTGACCATTTGCATGGTAGCTTGCACTTCTTTCTTGAACTGCTCGAAAGAATCACAAGGAGGGATGTTGAATTCAACAGCAACGTTGTCTTCAAGACAGGCATGACCGTCCTTACTCAACTGACGGGGAATCCATTTGTCACCACCGAGAAGGCCAATGACGGACTTGTATTTTCCTGCTTCGTCAACTAGGAATAGTTCTGGGTCGCAACCTATGGTGAATTTGTTCATTTCTATTTCCTTAGAAAGTTTGGAGACCTAGCTCTGCATTGAGAGCATTGATGGCTGTTACATTGTTGTTGTTGTGTTCTTTTGGATACTCTGTGTTGTATGAATCATAACTGTTGATGATTGGACTAGATACTTTGAGAATACCACTAATCATGTACATATTACTGTCAGGTTCACGATTGCTCTTTTGAACATGCAATCCGGCGATTGGAAATTTCTTGAGTTTTGTGATCCAATTTTTTAATTTAGATTTCTCTTTCTTAAGACTAAATGTACATGAGATACGACCATTAATGGACATGTACTCTTGGATTGCTGTGAACATTTTAGATACTTCATGTAGTTGAAGATATTCAAGATATGCTGTACATGATGTACAATCTCCGCGTAGATATGTAAGATCCATGCGAGTACCAACACCGTCAATAGTAAGTATAGCACTGCCTAGAGATTGGGTTATAAGATTAACTGTTGGTGCTTCTTTGTTGTAGCGTTTTGCAAACAACTCATCAGCAACTTTGGTACAGCCAGAAGATAGACCCATTATGCGAACCTCGTTTGTAGTAGATTGGCACACCATTTGACGAATGCATCTTTCTTATGCATCCATTCAGGATGTCCTTGAATCGCAAGTGTCTTAGTTTCAGTCAGTAAGACAACTTCCGGGATAATTACTTTGGTAACTTCTTTGTCCGTGAATGCAACTGTGATTCGATCTTTGTCCCATGCGAGTAGTTCGTGACCGACCCCTTCCAAATTAAGTGCTTGATGGTGACAAGAAGATGTGTGCATAACTTGACCATCGAACGTCTCAACCTCATGATCTCCGTGATGACCTCCTTGAATGTGTTGATATAAGGTGCCACCAGACATAGCACAAGCGAGTTGTGCTCCACGACAGACACCAATGATGGGGATACCTAACTTGACTGCTTGTTTGAACAGCGCCATCTCCATGGCGTCCCGCGCAGATGGTTTGTTTGGTGCACGTGCATGAACAACATCTTGTTCGTAAATCGCAGGGCTAATATCTTCACCACCCCACAAAATTAACATACCATCTGTGGATAGGTGTTCAGGTTTGGTTACTCGAACACATTTGTCGAAGATACCGAAAGGATCGTTTTCAGTGAATCCTGCACTATATAGAGTTTTATATTTCATACAGGAATAACCTCACCATTAGCAGACACTTTGTACTTTTGATAAGTAGGATTGGTCTTTAACTTTTGCAATTCGCTGAGTTGATAAACACAGACAGTTGAATTCGGCCATTGTGTGTTGAGATCTTTGATTGCACGCGGAAGTCGCTGAGGATCATTTAACCAAATCATTTGTTGTTGAGTGATTCCACCCATTTCTTCAATGTCTAGACAGACAAGAATGTGGTTTGCCATTTAGAGTACCTTTTCGATTACCTGTTTGAAAATGTTTTGTGGGACTTTGTCACCACTAACCTGAGAGAGAAAATTTCCACGTGAAGTTCGCTTAACCATAAATCGGGCATGTGGTTTCCAACCATCTTTGCCGAAGAAAACGTCGATGATGTGACCGACCTTTTTAACTACTAGATCTTGTCCAAGGGATTTTTGGTAGTTAAGAATGTTAAACATTGTCAGCTTCTTTCTTTTCAAGGGTTTGTAGATCAAGTTCGTTAAAGGAGTATTGAATATCTTGTGCAGCTTTGTAGATCATGTTCTTGCATTTGATAATGCAAGGTTGGCCTTGGTATTTTTGCATTGTGTTGACGTCTTCAATGAAACATACAACAGTTAGTGGAGATTGTAAGGCTGTTTTTGTACAAACTGTGTCTCCAATTGAAAAGATAATTTTTGCTTTGTCAAGATCTTCTTGACAGCGTTTGAGCCAAGCTTCGCGCTCTGCTACTGTTTCTTGCTTGACTACAACATTATAGGATTGATATGTTGGTACTGATTCATCGTAAAGTTTGATTTCGCCTGTGATCATGTGACCGACCCCTAATTTCGGAGATTGATGGGAATGACGTGGTTATTCGTCGGGATGGATGGTAATGGTACAGCGTTTATATTCAGGAAGAAGATGTGGATTTTCATAGATGAATCTACCATAGTCTTTATGAATGAAACATTCAATTACTTGTGGTTCAGGTTTAATGCGATATTCTTCACTGTCAAATGCTGGATTTAGTAGACCAAGATCTTTCCATTTACCTGAAAATGTTTTCATTTGAATGGTTTTACCATCTGCCCACGCCTTAATAACTTTAGCATGTTTGTGTGGTGTTGGCATTATCGTATCCTTTTCATTTCCCAGACAATAAGATTCTTCTTATCGTCTGTGTTGATTGTTTCAATATATGAACCGTCGATTAGTTGCATCTCGCCAGTTCTGCATACTTCTTCGAGAGCCTCGCGGAGTCCTGTGTCATAATCAGGTGTTGCATGTTCTTGTGTACTCATTAGGAACATTGTTTCACCAACACGATCAGCGCAGTGTTGGAATCCAAAGACAATTGAACCGATTTTTGGTATCATGATTGAACCAACGTAAGTTCTTCTTCCCAAAATAAATATGATTTTGGATGTGGTGGAGTTAATGAGTATTCAGGATCGTTTGAATTTTTGCGACCTGTGACAGTTCCGATAAAATTAAATCCATAAAATGCTTCGGATTCCTTTCGTTTGGCATGGACTTTGTCTCCAATGTTAAATTTAAAAGTCATAATTTCACCATTGTTCCTTGATCTGAGTACCATACTTCAGTTGGACGATATGCAGTAAACGCTTCTTGACAAATAGGACAAGGTTTAGCACAGACCAATCTGCCCTCGTTATCATAACGAAAGATCATAAGTTTGTGGATTTGCTTATCCTTACATCGTAACATACAGAGGATTTCTGCATGAGCGAATGGTTGATGTGGATGACCGACCTTATCAGCATAGTACTTCTGTACTGGATGTGTCTTTGTATAGCTGTTAGTAGCAACAGCTAACAATCTACCGCGTTTGTCAAATGCATGGGCAACTACTGCATATCGTTTTTTAGTCATTATTTTTTGATTGTGTGATGTGCATTGCACACAGTACAACGAACGATACGAGTATCGAGAGTACCACCTTTGGTTGGAGTGCAGACTCGAACACCTTTTCCATGTTCTTGGTCTTGGAACTCATGTTTACATTTACAAAACTGTTTGTTTGTGGAATTTGACATTACATTTCCTTAAATAAATATTTAGTTGATGTTTGTAAGAATGTTAGGATGATGGGTGTTGTCATATAGTTTCTTTAAGAAAAGCGGATACATATCCATCTTTAGTTTGTTTAATGAAAGTTGGTTCGTCAATTTCAGGTGCTTCCTGATAATAACGTTCAGACAAGAGACGACCACTAGATTTCATTCGACCAACCTGTTTATTATACAGGTCTTTCTCATGACATTTCGCAGCGGCCCAACCAACAACCTTGAAATCATTGTTCAGATTATAGGCAATTGTTAGGCCACCTGTGGGTTGGATTGTGCCATTTTTATTTGTGTTACGGCAATGAATGAATTTGATATTGCTTGATGGACGTGACATGAAAATCTCCTGAAGAAATGAGAACCTCTCTGATTGGATTTGAACCAATGACATAACTTTCAACTATCTCACGCTATTCTAATTACTTATCTATAAATAGATGTTGGTTGTACTAGGCGAATCTTGAATTGTGTCTTGAGTTTTGTTCTACCGTGCTGAACTACAGAGAGGATTGAAAAAATGGGTAGTGATCCGTTGATTGCGGCGTACCCACAGGAGAGATTATTTGGTTACTATTTTCGCACGTTGATCCATGCGATAGAGAGAACCAATGTACTTTGGCGAAGGCTCGAGAACTTCACGTAGATGGGCAAAGATTTTTGGGTGAGTAGTGGCATTAAGTTTATCACTAATTTTACCAATTTGTTGACCTAGAGCGTTGAGTAGCATGATGTTTCCTTTACTTGTTAAGAATTCGAGCGATTTGTTTGGCACATTTTCCGGGACGATTAGCAAGAAAGGTGAGTTTCTGTGCATCGGAAAAGAGATTCCAAGTTGTGTTGCGTTCTTGGGCTTCTTGTTTCTTCACTTGCTTGGTTTTCATGATGATTCCTTATGTGTTATGTTGAGAAAAGTTGTTGAAAAGTTCGTACCATATTGGTGTATCCTCTTTGCTTTTCGCATTGAGGGCTGTGTCCTACCCATGACCGACCTTATTCACCTGTCAGCATGGTGTTACCTGCCTTTGTGTGAGCTTGCGAACACGAGCATTTGCTCGAACCTTTAGGTACATAAAAAAAGGCACAGCCGGTTATGCCCGACCATGCCCTGCTTTTGACTTACGCTGCTTGTTTAATCACACGGCGGCGCGGAGTTGCCTCGATGCGACGGCCTTGCTCTTCGAGTTCAGCAAAGTGCTCGAGAACCTCTTCCATCGGCTCCGGCTCGTAGCCCTTGTACCCCTTGGCGGATTCACCAGCCCGACGATTGCTGTCCAGACCGTTGATGTTACGCTCTAGGGTGTCTGAAGCCATGACACCGTCAACGTAATCCTCGGTGTTTTGCTTCTCACTCTTGGACAACTCACGGATCAAGCGAATATCATCCTCAATCATAAGGAGTTCTGCTGCTTGTTCAGCCGGGTTGTTGGAATCCCAACCTGCAACCCAATCCAAGGTATGCAGCGCCTTGTCCAGTGCCTTTGCAGAGGACATGTGGTGTGCATCGCTGTCGTTACCCTGATAACCTTCAATCAGAGCAACGAAGCCTTCGATCAGTTCGATCCGGGCTTTGGTCTTGGTTTCAGCTTTCGCCAGTCGTTCTGCACGAATCTGCTCAACCGTGCATTTCTTTACGCGAGCAAGAATGGCATCAGTTTCCTTGTTGCCTTTCGGAGCATTGACCACGCTCATCTTGGCAACAGCTTCGAATAACTGATCCGTGCCCATGTAACCACGTGCAGAGGAAGAGGCATTCCAAGCATGGAACTCATCAACCAGAGCAGTGAGCTTTGTATCGGACATGTGCTTATGACCGACCGTACGCTCGTACTCGGAGAAGGAACGTGCAATCGCAGACCAGCAACCAAGCGAAGCAATAGCATCACGCACTCGCTCAGAACTAAGACGAGTAAGATCCATGACGTAGAACTTACCAGCTACCAACTGTTTGTCTTCGGCTGTGCTGTACTGCTTGTCCATGATCTCTGCAACCTTACGGCCAGAGGGTTGAACCAGTTGGGAGAGCACCTGCTCAGACAGATGATTACGTTTAGCGATTTGTTCACCACCGATGAGGTTGGCAAGGGAGATACGGATAGAAGAGATGAAAGACATTTGAAGCTCCTTAGTAGGAATGGTTTGGTTTATAAGATGCACGATGCATCACATACACACCTGCTTCGCACGGCTCTGAGAAGCCTTGAGACTGAGACCAAGTGTGTATAGGATATATCAGCGGAGATTTGCAGGTTGTGGGTAAGGATTCATAATCCAGTAGGTGTTGTCTTTGCCTTGATAGACAAGTTCACACCAATGATAATCGGAGTATTGAATGTAAGCAACGATGGCTTTATCCAATGAGTCGAAAGAATCACAATATTTGCAATTGCGTTCATCACCATCGAACTTACCTGCGGATACGTGGAACATGTTAGATCCTTTCAATCAAAGTAGGAACAACGAGACAAACGAAGGTTATCATAACAACAACCAACCAGTCAAGTAATTTCGTAGCCATATCAAACTCCAATCAAAAAAAAGAGAACAGCGACTTGCTGTAGGACAATGATTACGTAATGAGCATTGGCTGTCAAGGGAGTAGTCTTGTTCGTTGAGCTGTCGTCAACTCACCTCATCATTTCATTCTTCGTTTAAGAGATAGAGTGATACTAACGTTTGGCGAACAAGCCCTTGACTGACAAGCACAGTGAAGTATTGTCCGTTAAACAGCAAAGCACTGAACTGACAAAAGCGATGCTAATAGAATGCATAGAAAGCTCTTAGAGCGATTGTATTGTGTTAGGTATATGCAGGTATACCCAACCTGACGATCGTTCAACTGAGAGCGATTGTGATAGCTTGCTGAGGATTGTAGAGAAGGAAAGAGAATACAACAATATGGTACTAATTTTCAATTGGAGATTCAAATTGAAATAACCATACCAAAAGGAGGCAAATAATGAACATAAGAAATTACCTATCTGGAAGAGATCAACATGTTGGAACAGCACGCACCACTAAAAAAGATTCATGCAAAAAATGTGAACATAAAGTAAAACATAAAAAAAGCTGTCTACATGAACCAACGTATTTGAAAGAACAAATAAAAACAAAACCTAACAGAACACTGCCAAAATTAGAGCAAGTTGATTGGCCCACTATGTTAAAACGAAAAGATAATATGGCAGAAATGTTTGATGACGGGTATGATGCAGGATATGCAGATTGCCTTGCAGAGTGTCAAAAAAGAGGAAATCTATATTCCCCAAAAATCTTTATCACAAATCCTAATAATGAAAGGTCGGTCACGAATGATCGTCAAAGAATTCAACCCAAAAACTAACACATGGGACTTAATATCAATCACCACTGTTAGTTCCTACGAAGTAATCACCATCCAATATTTCTAAGGATACAATCATGAAATCCGTCAAATCAAATGAAAAAACGAATGTCAAATTTCCAAAATTACAAATTGCAAACAACAACAATATTTTTCTAATGATAAGCGAAACTATTGGTGTATGTATCCACACAAATACACCAAAATATTTAGGTTTTTATAGTGACCATCTTCCTACCAACGAACTCAAAGATTTTAATGGTTCAATCACACTGGAGAATTAACATGAAAACTCGTCCACAATCCAACATCAAGTTTGTTCATTGTCGCAACATCAACAAAGATGGTTCCATCAAACCTCACGGAGGTATGACCATTGCCTACGCCATCAACGAATCATTCAAAGTTGTTGGTTGGGCAGCAGCCAAATGCAATATCAAAGATATGTACAACAAGCATGTTGGTCGTATGAAAGCTGCTGGTCGTATGTTGTCCAATGAATACTACCAAGAATGTCCAGAAATTGACGAAAAAACATTCATCTCAAACGCACAAAACGGTTATCAAAAGGAATTCGCTTGACACCTGAAATTATCCACATCTTCCTTCAAACATCTACACACTATCTACTAGGAAAACAACATGTCAATGAACACAAGTAAACAATTTTGCACCTGCAAACACACATTTCAAGACAAACACTATGGAAACAATGTTCGTGTATGTAATCCTACCACCAAAGACATCACCACCACCACTCGTGTAGTACGTTGTACTGTTTGTAACAAAGAACACACGATCAAAAAATAATGGCTAAAAAACGATATGTAGTAATTGCTCATGCCTTTGACAAACGCGGTAGATTGTTGGCTGTTGCCACTAACAGTTATACAAAAACCCACCCAATCCAAGCATATTACGCAAATAAGGTCGGTCATCCACACCAACCCTTCGCACATGCAGAAATCCTATGTATGCTGCGATGCAAAGACAAACAAATTCACAAACTAATGATCTTTCGTTATGGAAATAACGGTGAATTGGTATGTGCTAAACCTTGTCCAATTTGTCAAGAAGCATTTACTGCATATCAACCAACTGAAGTCTGGTACTCAGATCAAGGAACAATGGTGAAACTATGAAACTACCTGAAATTGGTGATATTGTCTTTGGGTATCAACACAAAGATGATCGCATTGGTGAAACAATGTTCCTAACCAAAACACAAGCCAATTGCACACCCAACCCAGACGAAGGGCTCGCCGAAGCACTTGGTGAAATCTGTCGTACAGGTGAAATGGAATTAACAGAAGGTGAGTGGGTAGAAACAATCAACCCAGATGATGCACAAAACCTAATAATTTGGCGAATGGAACGCATTCGCTAACCATCCCGACGACTAAACACGTCACTTCGATTAACCTCCGCCTATAGGAGTCGGCAATGAACTCATCAGATAAAGAAACCTTTAAACTAGGTATTGCGATCTCACTGTATCTAGTTGTCTTATTTAACCTATTTGCAGGTTCAGTCATTTTTTGGAACTGGATTACAAAATGATTACTGGCGAAATCAAACTATACGATGAACCTGTACCATCTTGGCAAACACACGTTCAAACAAAAGCAGTAACAGAAACTCCAGAAGAACGTGCCAAATGGTTAGAACGTTGTGCGTATGATCTAGACAAAGCAAAACAAATCTTCACAATTGGTGATAAGATCAACACTCAATCTAACAAAACATCACCAGTTATTATCATCAATTTCATTGAACAACTTGACAGAATGCAAAAATACCAAGGCAATCCTTGTGTAGTTGAATGCAAAAACAGTGTCTTTCTCCCAGGACATCCCATTCAATACTCACTAGCCGAACTAGATATCACAACCCTCGTAAAAAAGGATCAACCAAATGTTTGACATTAACAAATATCCCAAATCTCTAGGACAAGATACTGTAATTAAAAAGGTCGGTCATTTCCTAGACATTTTTACAGGCAAATCCGGGTGGGAAAACCATACACGACTCAAAGTTGTATCAAATCCAAAAGGTAAGTTTCTATCTCATGTCCACGGAAAAAAACTGCCCCCAAACATTTTTAAAACCTTGTCTACACAGGTGACTTAAATGACTCAAATGTTCCTAATTTGCATTGACACAGACGAAACAGAGGATAGAAAACTCACCAAAGACCAACAAATGTGGGCAAATGATGAATATGAATTAGGAAAATTCTTACCTAATTTTGCACGAAGTTGGCCTCAAAATACAATCTGTGTGTATCGTTTGCACGAACTACAAAAACTAAAAACCATGCCAACATACCAAAAATACCGTTTAAACGATAATGGAGAAATCGTTCCACTATGAAACCTTTAATTGTAATGCTTTGTCTATTCTTTCTTGGTTATTTTATCGGAAAAATAGGAAATTTTCTAGATATTCATTGGTTAGTAAGTGCGATTTTCGCAGGAACATTAGGCTATTTAATTGGACCGCGCCTTCTATGAAACATAAAACTCTATTTAGTGTGGGATTCCATGAACGAGATCCTTTCGGAATTTTCGACCAAATTAAAATCGTACATAAACCAGAAGATCTCACAACAGATGGTATGCTAATTCTATGGGGAGGTGAAGACATCTCTCCTAGTATTTATAACCAACGAGTTATTCATGCACGTGCACCAGAAAAACCATCTCGCAGAGATCAACTAGAAATTAACATGTTTAATGCAGCAGTTAAACTAGGTATTCCTATTATTGGTGTGTGTCGTGGTGCACAACTCGCATGTGCTTTGTCTGGTGGCACATTGTATCAACACATTCTAGGCGGACACCATGGAGACCATGAAGTTGAAACTTGGGACGGTCATACAATGCATACATCATCCTGCCACCATCAAGCACTCAATTTATCAAATGTTAAACACGAACTTCTAGCATGGGACAAAGACCGCACTACAAAAGTATACACAGACACAGAAGTTAGATCGGTGGTTATTCCTGAAGTAGCTCTTCTAACTGAAACCAAAACACTAGCAATTCAGGGGCATCCTGAGTGGATGCATCGCAAAGACGCCTTCGTCAAATGGTGTTCAGACATTCTTATTACGAGGTTCGCATAATGGGACTACCTTATGGATGCAATTCAACAGCAGACGACTTGTTTGCTAAAAGACATAGCACAGATAAAATCTACGTAGGCAAACTTGAATCTGTGTACACTATAATGCCTCTACCAAAGTCAAATTTTCGAGTAGATTTAACATCCGTTCGAGGGGATTGTACTGCTTGTACTGCATATCTTGAGTATTTACAACTAAAGGAAGTAAACAAAGCATTTAATATTATTCAAGAGTATATGTCCATCAACGCACGAATTTCGTGTCTATTCACAATTAAACAATCCCTTTCAGTATTACCAGAATGGATTAAAGAACTTAAAAAGTTCCCTATTGCCGGACTACACGTACAAAAAAGCAATCGAGAACCAACATCTGACATGTACATGATTACAGGAATTCTTAAAGTACCCAATCCAATCATTAACACCTATAAAACATTTAACACAACCTATCCCACAAACCACAACAACAATGACATAACTAAATTAAACAGCATCAACTCTTCTCTCAATTTAGAAACCTTCTAAGGAAAATAAATGAACAAGTTCACTATCGGTTGTGAATATGGCTAGTAAATGGAATGACCCTCTACATAACTTTCATGAGCATGTTTATATAACTGATGAGTGTTGGTTATGGACAGGATGTTTAGATAAAAATGGTTATGGAATAGGGGCAATTAACACAAAAAAGATTGCTGCACATCGTGTTAGTTGGTTACTTTATCATGGTGATATAAAGGACGGTCATTACATTCTACATAACTGCCATAACCCTTCTTGTGTGAATCCTCTTCACCTTAGACAAGGAACTCAATATGATAACATTCAAGATCAAATCAAATTGGGAACCAATGTAGGAAAACGTAAAATCACAGCACTACTAAACCCAGATAAAGTTAGATATATCCGAACATCTAATAAATCTATTATTGAATTATCAACTGAATTGAGTGTCTCCAAACATTGTATATGGGACGCTCTTCATAAGAGGAGTTGGAAAGATGTCAATTAAATTTACCATAGGTGCAGACCCGGAGCTGTTCCTTGTTGATGAAGCTGGAAAATTCAAGTCTGCCATTGGCCTACTCGGTGGTGACAAATGGATTCCTCGTATGTTAACCAAGGACGGTCATGCTTGCCTAGAAGACAATGTTGCAGTAGAATTCAACATTCCTCCATGCAATTCATTCGAAGAATTTAAACAAGAAGTACAACATACCATGCAAATGGTAAAAGAAATTCTTCCATCCAATCTACAATATAATACATCTTCAGCAGTTAGTTTCCCAACAGAAGAACTAAACTGCGAACAAGCGTGGGTATTTGGATGTGATCCCGACTACAACGCATGGACAATGGAAGAAAATCCAAAACCTCAAGCAGAAGACAAAAACCTACGCTCAACTGGAGGACACATTCATGTTGGTTCTGATTTGGCTATCGCTGATCCTGTTAACGTCATCCGTGCTATGGATCTTTTCCTTGGTGTCCCTTCTACACAACTTGATGCTGGTACTCTTCGACGAAAACTCTACGGTGGAGCAGGAGCTTTCCGCCCAAAAACATATGGTGTGGAATACCGCACTTTGTCTAACTTCTGGATTTTCAGTGACAAACTCATTGAATGGGCTTATACAGGTACTGCAAAAGCTCTAGAATTTGTCCACTCAGGCAAAGAGATCCCGGTCGGTCATGGAGATCTTATCAAAGACTGCATTAATAACAATAACAACAAAGCATATCAACAACTTCATCAACTATATGCGGTGTAAACAATGGATATTTGGAATGAACTAACAGATTCTTTTAATAAAGACATGGCAATTGACGAAATGAGAAAAAAATATGAAAATACATATTTAATTCTCATCAAAGAAGATGGAACAGAAACAGTTGTCATGTATAAACAATTTCACGATAACTTCCACTACTTCAAAGACGAGTTAAATGTTGACATTAAACTTCGACATGAAACAAAAACGCGAATTGTATGTGCATTTCCAGAACGTCGTCTATTTAATGCAGACAAACTAGCACTAGAATTTATTCGACGGCCTGTGCGTCAGTACAAACGTGGAATTTGCAAAGAAAATGTAAGTATTTACTCACCAATTCGCCATCTA